TTTTAGCCCTTGTGCAGCCGTTTCTGTAATACCATTTGGATTGTAGACATAGTATTCATCAATGACTTCCAGACCAATAGCACCAACACCACCGTCAATATTATGTGGCTGAATTTCCCGCACTTTGCGGATCTTGTGGGGATCAATGTATCGAAGCTCGTTAATTCCGAGTGTTGTGTTTTCGTGGAGAATAATCTGATAATGTTGGCGTCCATCAATGTACCACCGTTCAAAAATATCCTCACCACGTTCATTAAAGCCCATCAAATTAACGACTTCATTGAAAGCGTCAATCATCTTTTTCTTGATGTTTTCGCTCAAAGTTTCAATCTTATCAAGGTTGAGTTGAATAGCAACGTCAGAGGCGTCGTGTGAAACGGCTTCTGATGTAATATCCTTAATAGCATTATCGACTTCGGGATACATAGAAATTTCACGATAACGATTGATAAGATCGTTTTCGTTTCTGATTGCGCCACCAAGATCAATAACGGAATTGTAGAATCCAGACGCACCAGATCCCAACATCTGCAACGCACCATCGTCCGAAGCCGGAGAAACGACCGACAACATCGGCGGTTCTTCTGTTTTCGTCGTTTTCTTGATTTCGAAGCCAAACACTTTGAATGCCATTACTTAATCCTTTGAATCCAAATTCGAGTTTGTATCAGTAGTTAGCGCAAAAAGAAAAGGAGGTTGTTTCCAACCCCCTTCCAAAATGCCACAAATTTTTATTATTATAGTGGCAAAAATCAAATCGGCAAATTGACGTTTACATTGACTGTAACTGCTGCACCAGCGGGGATTTGTGGGTTTACAAAGTAGTTATACGTAAATGTCACATCAAATGTTTCAATTCCATTAACTTCGCCAAAGCTGAGTTCAATGGCTCCGACTTCATGCGGAAACGCATCTTGAATGTCATAATATTGGAGAATTGCACCAGAACGATCCAGTTGATAAACTTGCAGAGGAACCTGATAAAGCCCTGGTTGCGAAATACCACTTAGCGAATCGGCATTTTGAACCGAGTTCATCCATTCCTCAAACGCATTGCGAACCGAGAAATTCGTATCGTTATAGATACTGATTTTCCAGTCTTCAAATTCTCGTTCGGCAGCTTGGTATACCGAGCGACCTTGAAACGGAGTAGCGAAGGTTTTGAGTTTAGATGAAGGAAGCGATGCAGAATGCGCTAATAGCTGAATCTGGCGGGAAGCCAATGCTCCATTCGAAACAAAGGATGGAAATGTAACACCCACCTGAAACAGATTTGCCCGCGCCCCACCACCGGCAAGAGCCGCCTTAAAATCTGAAATGTTAGCCATAGTTTTTTAATCCCTAGTTTAGAATGTGCCACCAACATTACTGAACGAAACACTGGTTCCAACAGCAACAAAGTTCAATGTTTCATAGTTAATGCTCTTGTTTGGTTTGACCAAGATACTTCCGACAAACTGATCACTATCCACAATGTCTGGAGTGTTATTTGTGCTATCGCAAATCACAGCAAAACCCTTGTCTTGGGATGTGTTGAATGCCCGTTGACTTGCAAGAGTTTGCAAATATGGGGTCACGGCATTGCGGAAATTGGCTTGCGTCGTTGCATCGTTGAATTCGAACAAACTGTATTTTGCCATCTTCGCAATCGCAGTTTCGAGAACAATGAACAAACGCCGAACGTTGATTCGACTGAATGCGCCGGGTTTGCCATAGCCAGTCTTATCACCGTAGAGCATGAAACCATCACCAACAAAGTTGACAACAGGATTGACACCTTGAGGATACAGAGCATCACGATCTGCCTGTGAAGGATTGTAGGCAAGCGCCGAACAATTTTGGATGGAGCCGCGAATATAACCAGCAGGAGACCACCACGGAGCATTTGTCGAATCGGTACGGGCGCACAAACCGGCAATATCGCCGTTCAAAGCAACCCAACGATACACATTATTGAACGGATCTAGTTGATATTTGTAGCCGGTGTCGTAAAAACCATAGCTACCAACATTACCAGTAGGCATTCCAGTACGCCACGCAATCACATCGGCAGCAGCAGTCAAATCATTATCTGTAATGAGACCACCAGTGCTCACATTCAACGGAGAAGCAAACCCAACGGCATCACGGCGGGAAGCAGCAATATTGACCACATAGCTTGCAAGGGTTTGCGAAGCGGGGCCACTAATCAAGAGATTGGCCGTGTACAGGTCTTTATTGGCTAGGAGTGACCATCCCTGTTCCAGAACCCCGTCGCCACCAGTATAGTCATCGGTGCCACCAGTCAAAACAGCCGTGATTGGAGTCGCCAGCGTCGTAAATGTCATTCCCGAAGTTGCCGGTTGACCCCAATCAGCATTCGATTGTGGAGTACCAATAATCCATGCGTATTGGTCAGCAGAATTGATAACGGAAGGATAATACAGAGCACTTCCATCCGTATTGACGGAATTCGAAGCTTTGCTCAAGAACGGATACGCTTTAATAACAGTTCCAGCAGTTCCGGTAATTGCGCCAGTCGCATCATAAACAATAACGTGAACTTCATCATTCGAAGCGCCTACCGAAGCAGCAAACGCACTGGTGCCGGGGGCAGATCCAAAATATCCTTTGAAAGACCAGTTTGCAAAAGAAGCAGAATCGGCCAACGACACACCAATGTTGTTGCCATACGATCCTGGATACTTAGCTACAAACTGTCCAAAGATGTTTGTGTTCACACCTTGGAAATATTGAACAAATTTGTTAGTATTAAGAATGGTTGCCCCACCAATCGTCACCGTCACAGTGGCAGTAGCCGTTGTTCCGGTTGTAGGAGCAGCAATCGTCACCTGTGGTGCGGTTGTATAACCAGCACCAGGATTTGTGATTGTGATCGCTGTAACCGCACCACCACTAACGGTTGCAACCGCCGTTGCAGTGATTCCACCGGCAACACCGGGAGGCGCAATCGTGACCAACGGGGCAGTAGTGTAGCCACTTCCACCAGCAGTAATAGTTACCGTAGGATTAACCGATCCACTCGTTGTCTGCACAGCATTTCGAGCACCAGAACCCACCACTCGAACAACTAGCGCATTACTAGAATATGCCAAAAAGTTCCAGATAGGGAAAAATCCTTGCCATGTGTTTGAATCAGGAGGAAGGAAAATTTTAGATAGATTGTTCTGTCCAGAGACAGTAATAGGAACCATAGCAGGCCCCCAGCGCAAAAACGCAACCCCAGCGCCAACAGAAGATGGTACGCTCGGAATGTACGAGACAAGATCAACTTCTTTAATTTGTTGACCGGGGGATAAAAGTTGTGTTGCCATTAGCAAAGTCTCCGAGAAGTTTTGTCCGAATTAAATCAATGGTTTCGAAATAGTTAGAAAACACTCAATTTCCAAACAACATTGCTGGCATATGCGGATCATCTGCGGCATACCAAACTTCTGTTTCTGTCACCATAACAGGCGCTTCTATATTTTCTTTCCCATTAGTTACATAGAACGGAACGAGATTTTGTTCAATAACCTTGAGTTGGCGATCATATAATGCTTCACGAATCGAACCAGTTCCGTTTGCCAATTCAGCAAACCAAGGTGTCGATGCCAACCAAGAGAAAAGAACCAAAGTCATGACTAAATCATCATGAGCATTTTCTTCGGCAGCGTAGCTACCATTTTTTTCTACAAAAGTCGAGAATTCACTGATAATGTCCGGGTCTTGAACAATGAGTTTATCGTTTTCAATCATCCCTTGGAGTTGATAACACCCAACACGCTTCACGATTTTGTCAGTTTTAACACCTAAGTACGATTTTCCGCTTCCAAAAGGAACTTGGCCGGTACGAGGTTTACGACTAATATAGATCAAGTTCTCATATTCAAGATCTTGTTGTAGAATGGTTGCTACTTCTTCGGCCTTGTTAATTTCAACTAAAACGTATGCAGAATTGTAATAAAGTGCTGTTTTGTGAATCACATTTGGTAAAACGGAAGGCAAAATTGTGTTGTTTCTGTATTTTGCAACAACTCGATAGGGCAATTCGCTTATATCAATCACGCAGAAGGCACTATAGTCATTAGCAGTCCCTTCTGATGGATCAACAACAATGACATAAGAGTGTTCTTTTTCAGGATACATCATCACATCTACATCGTTAACTTTGGAAACTGGATCGGCAATCGTCAGCTTTTGGAGGGAACTCAATGGAAGCAGTGTGTTGCTGGAACCCATGAATTCACATTCAACTTCTGCCCGAAACCGAACAGGCCCCAATTGACGCAGTTGATCCTCGGCCCATTCTTGATCACGGCCCGGAATCTTGTACCAAGGAATGAATACCGGATTGAAGCCGTTCATTCCACGTTTGGCACCATCCCAAAAACGCCAGAAATGGTTATACCCTAGAGGGGTACTTGTAATGACGATTTTTGTATTTTTACCAGAGGAAACGGTAGGATAAACAGATGCAAAGAAATCTTCTGCAATGTTATTCGGGATGATCGCCATTTCATCAATGTACAACATGTTAACACTTGAAGACCGAATACCAGACTTTGTAGTTGCGCCGGTAAAGACTTTGCTTTTGTTTTCGAGTTGAATACTGCCTTTGTTCCAAATTTCCACACCTTGTTGGAGCCAAAACGGTAAATGTTCGTACATCAATTGAAATCTTGACAGAATTTCTCGACTTGTTGAAGCTTTGTTTGACAAAATTGCAACAGTAACTTCTTTGTTAAAAAGAACATACCACAAAATATATGCAGCAGAAGTCGTTGTTTTACCTAATTGGCGACTCGCCATCAGGATTGTCCACCGATTGTTATGAATGCTATCGACGTATTCTTTGAATGCGTCATACATCTTAAAGGGGATCAACCCTGTATCAATATTGATGATCCAACAGTAATTCTCGATGAAATATTCAGGATCGTTAGCACATTTAACCCACTCTACTCCATGTTCAGTAGTAAAGTTCATCTGAACGCCAGCGGCTTTCAGATTTGGATTTCCATTGTAAATTTTGACCTTTCCAACAAACTGAGAACTATCAATTGGCGAATCCATTAAAACCCCTCAAGCCAAGATTCGGTTATCGGGCCACCAGAAACAGCCTCAGTTGCCGTATAGTCTGCCATTGGCAATTCCCCACTTGCATAGTCTGTAGGAATGCCAGCAACATGCGCTGGATCATTGATATAAACATTGACTGTCTTGATGATGTTACCAAGATAACCACCACCATAAAGATTGATTTTTGCTGTGAATTGGAGTGTCCACACGATCAAACGCCGATCATTCAAGGAGCCTTCATAGGTATCCGTAGATGTGATGGAACCCAAGACGATTGGTACGGACTGCGTGTTTCCAGACCCACTAGCGCCAGCAGGTATAGTCACGGTATACTCGGGAGCAAAAGCCGGTAAAATCTGTTCAATGACCTGTAAACCGTCTTCCTGCGTCTTGGAAACCAAGCTCAGTACCAGTCCAACGTTATAGGGAACCGGAGTAAATGTCGAATTTGGTGATCCTGCTACCGTTCCCATCCGTGGCAATTTACGGGATGCATCGTAAGACAAGCTTGTCATTTCAAAAGCCAACCGAGGCAGAGTGTCGTAAATCGCCTTAGAATCAACATCTGGTTGTTGCAAGATGCGTTGTATCCACTTTTCCTTGTTGCTATAAGACAACGGAACTGCAACTGTTTGTGTCACACCAGACGCAGCGCCAGTACCAGTACGAACGATCTGAATGCCAGTGAAAAGATTGGCAAAGGCCGTGACCGTGCTTTTAATAGTTGCGTTATAGAATGGAGATTGGTTCATGGTGTATTGAACGGATTTTCAGGATTGAACACTTCAAGAGCAGCTTGTTGATCAACATTCTCGTTGTCTGCATTCAAATATGCAGAGCCACTTGCACCAGGGTTCACTGTGGTATCCATCGACTTCAAAGTTTCAAATCCATCAATATCAGCAATTCCAGTCTGAATATGTTCACTTCCATAGCTGAACAACTGAACATTCAGGGTATAAACATAGAGGTTATTCAGGGCATAGAATGGATTCTGATAGTCAACATTCTTGATTTCGAACAACCCATCACTCAAAGGAAACCAGATCAAGTCCCCTTCTGCCGGTCTTGTAGGTAATACTGTAGATCCAGAATTTGAAATAACTTCTGCCCATCGTGTTCGGCTTACTACAAAAGTTGCTGATTGATCAAGTACCAAACCGAATTTACTAATAAATCCACCTTGACCACTGAACGATGATGCATCTTTTAGATACATTTCAATGGTTTCACCACGCTTAAACTGTGACAGTCGATCCTCTCCAAAGATTGCATCCAAAGACACAATCGTTCTAGGGATGTAAACAACTTGAATGCCGTTGAATCCAATGGATTCGATGGTCAAGTTATCAAACAAATTTTGTTCATTAGTGGCCCCATTGGAGATATAAGGATTAGTGGGGCCGAGTGTTTGGATTGCCATCATTTATCCAATCAGGAAACCAAGCGGATTCAAACGCTTCATAATCTTTTCTTCAATGTCAAGTTCTTCCTTTACAGCTTCATCATAAATTGCTTGACCGTTGAATGTGACACCACCCGGCATGGGAACGCCCGAGAATTTTTTCAAGTTGGCACCCCATTGTTTTTTGAGTTTTGCTGTAGTTAAATCAATGAGGTATGGATCACCATATGCAGAAGCATATTGATCTGGGTCAATGTAAGTATACCCCTGAACCACAATGAATTGTCCCGGAACTACATCATATTGCCAGTTAATGTCAAGATGCATTTGTTGGGTGAATCGGTTGTAACGAAACCTGACATGGCCGTTCAATTCAATATCCAGCAAATCCAGATATTGCATCGCCATTTTGTAATATCCAAGATCCACCGAACTCAAATTGAACAAATCATTCAGGCGCAATTGGTACTGAATGTTGAAAATGTCCGAAGAATTGTATCCGCCAGTCATGCTTAGAACCTTCGTGACGCCTACAACAGCTTGAGGCATAGCAATATACCCATTCTGAACATCACCGGCTGTATAGGCCGTTATAGTGCCCGTAGCACCATTGGAAAACGTCACGGTCTCCCCCACCACAAAGTTTTTCAACGCCGGGGCTACCGAAACTGTTTGCAGAACGTTTCCCGACACGGAATTCGTCTTACAGGTTGCAATGATGTTGGAAGTTTGGGAAGTAATCTGAACTTCCGTTGTGTTTGGCATCAAGGTTACAAACGAAGACACCGGAGCATTCAAAGTCAGGGTAGCAGGTTGGATCTGATAAGGAAAGTACATTTCCTCAGTCAAGTCCCAAAGATACATGGCAGCAAANTTCAAGGAATCCGTCACACGATCTTGAATCTGTTCGGGAGCCAAGTCGATGTTNATCACTGGCGCACCGAGTTTGCGCAAGCAATAGTTTGCAAGATCTGTAGATGTTTGGGGTAAACCTGCTTGAAATGACATGGCCGATCCTGATTATTTTTTATTAGTTAGAACTTAAGTGGATCAATTTGAGTTTTTCCGCTGTTTGCGCAACCTGAACCTGTTTAGTAATCGACACTCCCGGCTTGAGAGCCTTGAATGCAACCCATATCGGAAAAGTGATTGCGTGAACTCCGTTATCCGATCCACGATGATGCAGTTCACAAAGAATCAAAAGGTTCCGAATGTCATCTGGAGTTAACAGAGGATTCGTCATTTTTGCCGAATAACCATAAAAATCAAGAATTTCGAGAACATTCTGCATCAATTTTGGGTCAAGGTCGTCAAACAAACTCCATTCGAAAATATGATGGGCTTCTAACTTTTCTGTTGCTCCACAAATCCAGCATCCATGTTTGTCACCATCAATCAATTGACGTTTATTCTGTTCAAATTCTGCACTTCCAGGCCCGCGTGGAGCATGAGCAGGATACAGTACGTCTTGTGTTAATGTGGTATCAACTTCATGAATCTGGTTGACTGCATCTTCTTTTTCCATTTTTGTTCCATTGAAAAGGGCCTAAAACCCGAGTTATCAGGTAGTTAGGCCCTGTTGCAAAATTACGACAAGATGACAGCTTTAATGCGAGTCCAGACGTTCGAGAGTTTTGTCTTGAATGAAACTTGAGTCAAGGATTCTGTTTTATTCGGAACACCTTCGGTTTCGGTAGCCTTGATCACCCACCAGTCCCAACACCATTGAGGATTGGACGCATAAGCATATGGAAGCCAGAAATACCCATTCATACCCCAAGTAGATCCCCAGCTATTACGCACAAGGAATGCTTGTTGAGCATCTGAATATCCAACCACGCATACCGCATGCCCACCCATTGATGTTTGTCCCGGTTGAGGAAGTTCGAGATTTCCACTCATAGCCATCATTTCCGATTCAAAGTACGGATAAACAGCTATGCCAATGACAGCAGGATTTCCCTCGGACAAGGCAATCTTTAGATCTTGAACCGTGTCAATTGTTTCATAGGTCGTTACAATATCCGGTACGGCTTCTTCATACACTTCTTGTGGGGGCATTTGGAATAAATGAGCATTATCATACGGCCATACAGATTCGGGGGGCGCACCGAACTTGGAAACCGTTTCTAAACCTGTTTGAAGTGTACTACCATCATCAACTGTGGTGTCCCCTTCCTGTTGTCGCTCGTTCCAATAGATAAACATGCGTGAAGGCATGTAATCCTTATGAAAATACTGAATGGCCGCAGCAAGAGCTTGGCTCGTGCAAGAATTGAATGTTTCCTGATTGTAAACCGGAGCAAATTTTGGCCGAAGATCGACCAGAACTGGCAACGTTTCAGGTGCAACAATTCCTTCTTTTGGATGGAACCGTGGAGCAAGATTGCGGTTCTTGGAAGGCTTCAAACCGTAATGATGGTTTGGAAGATGCTTCCATTTCTTCAATTTTTTAGGCTTGTTGTCCTTAATTGGCTTGTCTTGCGGAAACTCGGCGTCTGGTGTAGGATGCTTTCGAGTTGTTGGTACTTTGACTTTGGCCTTTGAGGAATGCGGAAACGGCGTTGTATCCTGATTGGTAGAGTGATGTTTTTTGGTCATTTGTAAGTCGAGGATCTAAAAATCCTAGTCCATTGGCAGAAACGGGTATAATGTAAGCGCCCGTAGCTTTAGCAAGATCCACATGCGTATCTTCATTGGCCGAGAGCAACGATCCGATTAGTTGTTTACTATACGAAATCAGATTAAATTTTGTAAGAGTCGATGATTTATCGTCAACTTGAACACCAACACGTATTGAATCGGCATCTACAGACAGCTTGTTGACTGGAATATTGTTAATTACTCCACCATCAACAAGGATAATATCAGGAGCAAACTTTACAGGAGTCCATACGAAAGGGACAGCAGAGGAAGCCCTACAAGCCAGCGCCAGTGTCATATCGGGAAATGTCTTTGCACTCAATTCAAACCCTACACCGTGGACAATATCAGTCGCCATCAATGTAACAGGAATTTTTGCATTCGCAAACGTTACATTTTCTCCAATTTGATCCATGAGCCAATTCAGAAGAACATTTCCGTTACAGTAACCATAACTGCCACTAAGTAATGCACCGATATTGACGCGAAGGATTCCAGATGGTAATGGCTGCATAGCCATTTCAAACATTTCTTTTGATGTTTTCCCCGATGCGATCAATGCAGCGGCAATGCTACCGCCCGATGTTCCAGAAACTTCCGTGATCTTATATCCGGCGTCCACAAAAGCAGAAAAGGCCCCTACGTGAATAGGGGCCAAGAAACCACTGCCGGAAAAGGCTATTTTAATATTTTTTGTTTGTGGCAGTGTCATATACCACCCTCCAGTGGGTTACTTCATAGAATCCCAAGCCGCTTGGGTTTGATTGATACCATCGGCAATCGTGGCGTACATGCTTGCCAGTTCAGCAGGAGTCAGATTTCCGGCTTGTTGCATTTGTGTTGCAGCAGAAATGATAACCGGGGCTAGCGCGGCAAGAATACTAGCATAAGGATTAGATGCTGTGCCAGCAGCGCTAGCAACGGCTACAGCAGAAATCAGTGTTGGAAACAAAGCTTTGATGGTGTTGACTGCAATCGCTGTAGGATCGACTGTAACAGTCGTAGGAGCAGCGGGGGTAACAGAAGTGTTGGGCACAACAGGTTGAGTAACTTCGGACATGGGAGATTCTCCATTAGATATTAGTTGAACGGATTTGGGGGCTAGAAAACGCTCACAGCCCCCCGGCACATCACTTGGAAACAGTGCTTGATGGAGCCGACACAGGTGATACCGGATGTTGAATTGCATGAGCAGCCTCCATGATTCCTAGACTTGCTACAGCAGCAGTAATTTCACTGATTGCTGTGGTAGGATCGGCAGGGATGGTTGTTTGGCCGCAGATTGGAGAAATTTGATGCGAAATCATTGAAACTTGATTGATTTCAGCAGCATTCAATTTACCTTCTGCCCGGAGTTGAGTTGCAGCATTCAGAGCAGCGCCATAGCCAATACAAGCTTGGACATACTTGGTTTGCATTTCTTGAACATTAACTTGAACATTGGAGCTTCCGGGAATAGCCGAGCATGCTCCAAGTGTCAACGCACCAAGACCGATAGCAACAGAGATTAGCAGTTTTTTCATCACGATTCCTTAAAAAATGGGGTAGTGTATTAGTTAGTCGTGGAGATTTACCAAGTAATTGCTTGCACTGCGGATACTGTAGTTGCGGCAAGAACTGCGTTTTTCTGCGTCTGCAAGTGCTGAAAGGCCGAAGCGCCCTGCAAACCAAACGCAGCAGCCAATCCTTGCATATCTGCATAGGTAAACGGAACTTGAGTATTATCAAGCGATACCCAATAGAAACCTGACGGCACTGTCTGCGTGTAACCGAAGGCCAATAGCATTTGCGTCAAATTTCCTACGCTAACGGAGTCTGCTTGATATGTTTTTGTTACACCACCTTTACTGGTATAGCTCACCGGAGCTTGAATTGCTTGCTGGTATGCAGCAGTGAGCGTGGAGATTTGCTGTTGCTGCATGTACGCTAGTCCGTAACAATCTTGCTGCGCCTGCCGCGTAGGTGATCGTCCCGATTGTGTTAAGCGTAGTTGACCCTGCGGGCATCTTGAGAATGTTGATTGTTTGCGAATTGGTCGCTGCGGCTGTGGCAACTGCGTAGCTACCCGAGCAATTCCCCGGCAAGGTAACCGGCACGCCCGAGCCATTGACCTGCATGGCGTTGACGTATGCGCCGATGAAGGCATTGGTAGACAATGTTCCTATTGCCCCAGCCTCGACAATAATATTGCGTTGCTGATAACGGCCATCGGTTTGTCCCAAATTCACCGCTTGGCTACTGGTGGATGCATTGGCAACCGCAAACGTCTGCCCCGAGTTGCCTGCTATGGGCGCGTAAAGATTACCTGTTTGCCCCAAATTCACCGCTTGATTCGTTGCCGTTGCATTTGCCACTGCAAAAGTTTGCGCAGCACTGCCCGATACAGGCGCAGCATTTGCGTTGACGTTGTTGACGATCTGGTTGAGGTTCGCCATGACCGGGACGGCATCAACCGCCTGCCC